ATAATTAGTCATGGTGAAGAGTCAAGTGAAGAAGCTATCATTTACACTGGTGAAAACATAGCACTATATCATACAGATAATAAGGAGGGTGCAGAGATGCCAAAAAATGAAAAACCAGATCCAGCTATAGAGTCGGAAGAGACCGTAGCAGACGTGTTTAATACGTTAAGTGAAAAACAAAAAACAGTTGTATATGCCTTAATTGGTCAGGCATTAGAAGATGTAAATGGATCAGACGAAGATGATAATTCTAAAGGAGGAGCAGAAAAAATGAAGCACAATGTTTTTGATAACGAGGAAGTAAACAACAATGATGTTCTTAGCCATGCTGATGTGGAGGCTATATTTGCTGATGCAAAACGTTATGGAAGTCTGAAGGATAGTGCCCTTGCACATGGTATTACTAATCTTGATTATATGTTCCCAGATGCAAAAGCTATTGACGGAACACCTAATCTCATTACTAGAGAAATGGGATGGGTTTCCAAAGTTATGAGTGGAACACATCATACACCATTCTCTCGCATTAAATCTATACATGCTAATATCACCGAAGCAGAAGCGAGAGCAAAGGGTTATGTAAAAGGTAATCTTAAGGTTGAAGAAGTATTTGGTCTATTAAAGAGATCTACTACTCCAACTACTATCTATAAGAAACAAAAATTAGATAGAGATGATGTAGTGGATATAACTGATTTTGATGTTGTTTCTTTCTTGAAAGCTGAGATGAGACTAATGTTAGATGAAGAAATAGCTAGAGCTGTTCTTGTTGGAGACCAAAGACTTTTATCCTCAGATGATAAAATCAATGAACAGAATATTCGTCCAATATGGACAGATGCCGATTTATACACAATTAAAAAGTCAGTTACTGTAGCATCTACTGCGACTGCTGATCAAAAAGCTAAAGCATTCATTCGTGCTGCGGTTAAAGCTCGTAAAGAATATAAAGGTTCTGGTAATCCAGTGTTGTTTACTACAGAAGATACTCTTACTGATTGTCTCCTTATGGAAGATAACACTGGTAGAGTTATATATGATACAGTTGATAAACTAGCTACCGCTTTGAGAGTTAAGGAGATTATAACCGTACCCGTTATGGAAGACTTATCTAGAATTGCAGATACTGTAACTTATACATTAATGGGTATCATTGTTAACCTTAACGACTATAATATAGGTGCTGACAAAGGTGGAGCTGTTAATATGTTCGACGATTTCGACATAGATTATAATGCTCAAAAGTATCTTATCGAGACTCGTTGTTCTGGAGCATTGACTAAACCATATTCAGCAATAGCTCTTGAACTTGTTGTTGAAGATGAAGGCTAATCTGATTTATTGAGGTGAAAAATTCAAAATGGCAAAATTTTATGGAGTAATCGGCTATGCTGAAACTAGTGAAAAAGCGTCAGGGGTATGGAGCGAAGATATTACCGAACGGAATTACTCCGGGGATGTTATACGAATTTCAAGGAACTGGCAGGCAGGGGAAAATCTAAACGATAATTTAACTGTAAACAACGAAATCAGTATTTTAGCCGATCCCTTTGCCTATGAAAATTTTCACAATATACGATATGCAACATGGATGGGAGTTCGTTGGAAAATAACTAAAATTGACATCCAACGACCCCGTCTAATACTATCAATTGGAGGTGTATATAATGGACCAACGCCTACAACTCCAGAGTCTACTTGAGACCGTAATTGGTTCTCGTAACGATGGTAAAGATAATGTATATTTTCAACCTCCAGAAACAGTCAAGTTGGTGTATCCATGTATTATATATTCGCGTAGTACAGAAAACACCCGATTTGCAAATAACAAACCGTATAACAACAAAATTGGATACACAATACACGTAATAGATGCTAATCCAGATAGTGCTATACCTGAAAAGATAGCATTGTTACCAATGTGTTCTTTCGATAGGAGTTATACAAAAGACAATCTCAATCACAATATTTATAGAATTTATTATTAATAAGGGGGATTTTTAATTATGCCAAAACTTATTTGGGATGCAATCGGACAACGATTTTATGAAACAGGCGTTAAAAATGGTGTGCTATATGTACAAGCAGTAGATGGAACATATCCTGCTGGTGTAGCTTGGAACGGTCTTACTGCTGTAACAGAAAGCCCTTCCGGAGCAGAAGCGTCTCCGCTTTATGCCGACGATACAAAATATCTTAATCTTATGTCTGCTGAGGAATTTGGAGCAACAGTAGAAGCATACACATATCCAGACGAATTCGGACAATGTGACGGTTCTTCTGAAATTGCTACCGGTGTTGTAGTAGGTCAACAGAGTAGAAAAATGTTTGGTATGGTATATAAGACCACACTTGGAAATGATGTAGCCGGCGAAGCTTATGGATATAAACTCCATATTATTTATGGCGCTCAGGCTGCACCTTCAGAGAAGGGGTATCAGACAATTAATGACTCACCAGAGGCTATTACGTTCTCATGGGAAGTTAGCACTACTCCAGTTCCAGTTACTGGGTTAAAACCTACAGCATCGCTTACTATTGACTCAACAAAGGTCAACTCTACAAAACTAGCAACTCTAGAAGCAATTCTCTTTGGTACTGATGTTGCTGATGCTAGACTTCCTATGCCTGATGAAATTGCTACTATATTTACAGAAGCTGCCCCATCAGCGTTATCTCTCTCATCAATTGTTCCAGCTGACGATGCAATTAATATAGCGGTTAACTCTAATATTGTTATTACATTCAATAATGCGATATTGCGTGAAGCTGTTGTTATTGCTTCTTCTGTTGGTGTTATTGTTGCCGGAGCTAAAACTTGGGATGCAACTGGTAAGATTCTCACTTTCAACCCAACAGCAGATTTAGCCAACGATACAACATACATCGTTACAATCGGTGGTGTAGTAGATACTTATGGACAGGCGCTTGCTGCAACAGCTAAGAATTTTACAACAGTAGCATAATCATACTAATTTATAAAACACATAAGAGCCCTTCTCTGTATAGATAGGGGCTCTTTTTATGGCAGATAGTTTATAGGTAAAACAACAGCTCAATAAGCTGTTAAACTTTGGTCTGATTCCAGAGGCTGCCTTCATAATTATAAATGAATACATGACTTGAAAGGAGTTAGAAAAATGTTAAAGAAAACCATCACTTATGTTGATTTCGACGGAAATGAAAGAACTGAGGATTTCTACTTTAATCTTACAAAAGCAGAATTAACCGAAATGGAATTATCTTCAGAAGGAGGTCTTGCTAAGACACTCACTAAGATAGTACAGACACAAGATGCAAAGAGAATCGTCGAAATAATGAAAGATTTGATTCTTAAATCTTATGGTGAAAAATCTCTAGATGGAAAAAGATTTATTAAAAATCAAGAGCTTAGAGATTCCTTTGTACAAACGGTGGCGTATAGTGAATTGTTTATGGAACTTGCGTCAGATGCCGAACTGGCAGCAGTATTTGTCAATGGTATAATACCAAATTAAAGAGCTTGAAACAAGGAGACTAGTAGTATGTTAAAGATCACGATACCTGCTATCGAGCTATACGACGAGATAAAAGAAGAATTTATCTCCTCAAAAGAGCAAACAATCTACTTAGAACATTCACTAGTCTCCCTTTCAAAATGGGAGTCAAAATGGAAGAAACCATTTCTAAGTAAAGATGAAAAAACAATAGAAGAAACAATAGACTACATAAAGTGTATGACAACAACACAAAATATTGACGATGTTGTTTATAAAGCAGTATCCGATGACAATATTAAACAAGTCAGAGAGTATATTGAATCAGAAATGACTGCAACCACATTTTCAAATACCGAAAAGAAAACTATAAATAGGGAAATAGTCACGGCAGAAATTATTTATTACTGGATGATAGCATTAAACATACCTTTTGAATGTCAAAAATGGCATTTAAATAGACTTATAACCCTGATTACTGTATGTAATATAAAGAATACTCCACCTAAAAAAATGAGTAAGAGAGAAGTTATGAATCGAAATTCAGCATTAAATGCTGCTCGTAAACAATCATTACATACAGGAGGATAATCGGATGATAACATTTAAACATAAAGGTAATTTTAAATACACTGAAAAATTTTTTAATAAAACAGTGACTTCAAAGTATTTAAATATGCTCGATCAGTATGGTAGAGAAGGAGTTGCCGCTCTTTCTGCATCTACTCCGATTGATTCTGGAGAAACCGCTAAGTCCTGGAATTATGAAATTAAACGATTCCGTGGCGGAGCAAAAATATCTTGGTCAAATTCACACGTTATAGATGGAGTTCCAATAGCAATTTTAATACAATATGGACATGGTACTAAGAATGGTGGATATGTTCAAGGTCGGGATTTTATAAACCCAACACTTAGACCCATATTTGATAGAATTGCAGAGGAAGCATGGAAGGGGGTAACAACATGAATACTATAGATCAACGTATAGTCGAAATGCAATTTAATAATAAACAATTCGAAAATGGTGTTCAAACTAGTCTTAAAACTCTTGATAATCTCAAGAATGGATTAAAGTTAGAAGGAGCATCAAAAGGATTAATTAACTTAGAAAACATGGCGAAGAGATTTTCCCTTGCTAACATATCATCTAGCGTTGACGCAATAGCTAGTAGATTCACAAATTTAGGAATTATTGGTGTTACTGCTCTTCAGAACCTTACAAATTCAGCTATAAATTATGGAAAGAGAATCGTATCCGCTCTTACTATTGACCCGATTGCGGATGGATATGCTGATTATGGTCGTAAATTAACATCTATGCAAACAATTATGAATGCTACTGGAAAATCAGGTGAAGAAGTAGAAAAATATTTTAATGAATTAGATACCTATGCTGACAAAACCATCTATAATTTAAACGATATGACTTCTGCTTTTGCAAAATTTACAAATGCCGGAGTTGATTTGGATAAATCAGTTCCAGCAATTAAAGGTATTGCTAATATGGTTGCGCTCGCTGGTCAGGATGCAGGTGCCGCATCGATGGCAATGTATAATCTATCACAAAGTATTGCTGGTGGATTTCTAACAACCATGGATTATAAATCTTTAAACCTCGCGAATGTCGCCACAAGAGAGTGGAAAGATCAAATGATTGCTGGCGCCATTGCTGCTGGAACTTTAAAGAAAACTTCTGATGGTATGTATCAAATATCAGGAGCAAAAGAGGCGGTCACTTCAGCAGCTCTATTTAATGATGAATTATCTAAAGGATGGGCGACAACTACCGTCCTACTTGATGTTCTCGGTAAATATGGCGATGTAAATACTGATATTGGTAAAAAAGCACAATCTGCAGCGCAAGATGTTAAAAGTTATTCAATGATGATGGAAACATTAAAAGCGTCTGTTGGTACTGGATGGACCGATACATTTGAAATTTTAATTGGTAATTTAGAAGAATCCAAAGTATTATTTACCGGGTTAACTAATTTTATTGGTGGTTTTCTTACCAAGATGTCTGATGCTAGAAATGCAATGTTATCATTTTGGAAAGATAATGATGGTAGGTATGATTTAATTGAAGCATTACTCAACACGTTCAAAGGAATTCAAGAGGTTCTTGGACCAATAACGGAGGCATTTAACGAAATATTTCCACCATTAACTGGTGAAAAACTTGTTGCTTTTACTCGCGGACTTAGAGATTTAACAAGAAACTTCAAAATAAGTGATGAAACCGCGGCAAATATTAAGCGAACATTCAAAGGTTTATTTGCAATTCTTGATATTGGTCGTCAAGCATTTGTTGCTATTGCTAAGGGTGTAGGATCCATTGTTCAATATTTACTCCCAGCTGGCGATGGTCTTTTATCATTTACAGGAAATCTGGGTGATTTTTTAGTCTCATTAAATGAAGCTATTAAAAGGTCGGGTATATTTACTGTAGCTATTCAGAAGATCTGTGATGTTATAAAAATCATAGCTAAAGGAATAACCTTGGCTATAAATATGATTGTTGACGTCTTTAAATCACTTGGTAGTGCAGATTTAAGTGGACTTGATTCATTCTCGGATCATGTAAGTAAAAGCTTTAAACCACTCACAACCCTCGGAGCGTTCGTACACAACATTTTCTCAAAAATTGCACAAGTTGTTGAAAAGATAGCACCAGCATTTTTTAAAGTAGCTAATGTTGTTGGTAACGCTTTCGATAGAATAAGAACTAATATAATGAATGCTTTACAAAATGCAGGTTTTAATTCAATTCTTGACGTATTGAATGGTGGTTTATTTGCTGCTATTCTGTTCGGCATAAAAAAGTTTATAAAATCACTAAACAATATTGTAGATAAAAATGGAAAAGGTTTCCTCGGAACCATCACTGAAATTCTTGATGGAGTACAAGGAAGTCTGAAAGCGTGGCAAACCAACCTTAAAGCCAAAACATTAGTAACCATAGCAATAGCTATTGGTATACTATCTGCATCTTTATTGGCTCTATCTACAATTGACCCAGCGAAGTTAACAGCATCGATGGCTGCTATGACTGTGATGTTTGTTGAATTATTTGCGTCCATGGCTATATTTGAAAAAATAATGGGTAGTGCCGGATTTAAATCCATGGGTAGGGTTACGAGAGCAATGATTGGGTTATCTATTGCAGTTTTAATTCTATCGGTTGCGATGACAAAATTGGCAAAACTCGATTGGAACGGAATTGCAAAAGGCTTAGTTAGTGTCGCGGCATTATCTGCAATATTGGTCAAGTCGGCGCAGGCACTATCAAATGGTTCAAAAGGTCTTGTGAAAGGGGCATTAGGGTTAATTTTATTTGCGGCTGCTATAAATATTTTAGCTACAGCTGTAAAGAAATTAGGAGCCATAGATACAAAATCGTTGGCTAAGGGATTAATTAGTGTTGGTGTTTTATGTGCCGAATTAGCTTTATTTATGAAAATATCTAATTTTAGTGGAATGGGTATAGGTAAAGGATTAGGTCTTTTATCGTTAGCCGCTGCTATATTAGTGTTAGCTGTAGCCGTTGAAAAGTTTAGTAACATCAATGCAAGTTCATTAATCAAAGGTCTTGGAGCCGTGGCTATAGTACTAACTCAACTTGCATTATTTGTTAATTTAACTGGTGATTCAAAGAAGGTTATATCCACTGCAATTGGGCTAACCATTCTTGGAATAGCCATAAACATATTTGCTGCAGCCATTGGAGCAATGGGGTCACTATCAATAGAACAACTTGCTAAGGGATTATTTGCTATGGCAACGTCGCTGGCAATTATTGTCGTTGCACTGAACCTACTACCAAAAGGCATAATACTACAAGCAGCTGGTTTAGTAGTTTTATCTACAGCATTAGTTGTTTTAGCTGGCGCACTATTTTTAATGGGTCAAATGTCACTGGAACAAGTCGCAAAAAGTTTGATTGCTTTAGCCGGATCATTAACCATCATTACAGTTGCCATGATGTTTATGAAAACAGCGTTACCTGGGGCTGCTGCGTTATTAGTTATATCAGGAGCACTTGCTATATTGGCTCCAGTGTTGGTCATTCTTGGTAATTTATCTCTTGCTGAGATAGGAAAAGGATTGTTAGCTTTAGCTGGCGCATTTGCAATTATTGGAGTTGCTGGACTAGTTCTAGCCCCATTAATACCATCATTAATTGGATTATCTATATCCATTGCTTTGTTGGGGGTTAGTTGTTTAGCAGTTGGCGCAGGACTATTATTATTTTCTACTGGATTAGCAGCTTTAGCTGTTTCCGGAGCAGCTGGTGCAGCCGCATTAGTAGTTGTAGTAACCAGTATAGTTGGTCTTATTCCGTTTATCCTAAAAACAATTGCAGTTGGTATCGTAGAATTTGCTAAGGTTATTGGTAATGGCGCACCTATAATAGCTAAGGCGGTAGTTCAGTTAATAAACGCATACATAACTGTAATGGTACAGTCTACACCAAAGATAATAGCTGCATTATTTAAGATGCTCGATTCGTTATTGAACACCCTAATAACATACATTCCAAAGATATCAGACGCGGGAATGAAAATAATAATAGGTTTTTTAAAGGGTATAGCATCAAACATCAAAGATATAGTAGTTGTAGCCATAGATATTGCCATTAAATTTATAAATGGTATATCATCAATGCTACCAAAAGTAATTCAAGCTGGAGCCGAACTTATAATATCATTCATTAACGGTCTAGCCAACGCCATTAGAAAAAATACAGACCCTCTGATAGCCGCAATGAAAAATCTTGTTCTGGCTGTAGTAGATGCTGCAATTAAAGTGTTTTTTGGTCAAGTTGATACTTTCTTATCCATGGGAGGTCATATTATTGGCGGACTTATCACCGGAATTAAAAACAGTATTTATAAAGTCGTTAAATGTATCGGTGATCTGGGACAGGTTGTAATAAAGACATTTGCTAACCTCCTCGGTATACATTCTGATTCAGATGTGTTCATATCTAATGGTGGGTATGTAATTGGTGGATTTGTTACCGGTATAAAAAATAACACTCCAAAAGCCGAAAAAGCAGTTATAAATTTTGGTAAAAGTGTAACAAAGGCTGGCGATAAAGCTTTTAATTCTAAAGGCTCTCAAACATATGGTTTGCATGTTATACAGGACCTACTAAAAGTTTCCAAAGAACAAGAAAAAGTCTCCAAGGAACAAGAAAAAGTAACCAAACAAAGTACCAAAGTAGAGGTTGATTCTAACAATAAAAAGAAAGCATCAGTTAAAGATCTTGATAAGGTTAGAAAAGAAGCGTACGACAAAGAGATTGAACGCATCGAGGATAAAAAATATTATAATCAGATGAACCTTAAGCAAGAACTTGCCACTTGGCAAACACTACAAAAGAAATATAAAGAAGGCTCAGACGAGCGTAAGAAAGCAGATCGTGAAGTATATAGGCTTAAACAAGAAATTATTAAGGATGAGTTTGACAAATCGGTTAGTATAATTGACGAAAGAAAATACTACAATAAACTTAGCCTAACCGAAGAACTTGCTGCCTGGGTAGAAATTCAAAACAAATATAAGGCTGGAACCGAAGAACGTAAAAGAGCAGATCGTGAAGTATATAGAGTTAAACAAGAATTAACTGAGAAAAAAAAGGCATTGGAAGATGATTACTATCAAAAAACTAAGGAAATAAACGATAAGCTCAAACAAGATATTCAATCCTTAACCGATGAGTATGATCAAGCTCTTGTGTCTAGAACGGACGCACTATACAGATCGTATGGATTGTTTGATAAGCTTGAAGTTCCAGAAGCAGTATCGGGAACCGAGTTAATCAATAACCTACAAGGCCAGGTTGTTGCATTTGATAATTGGCAGAAAAACATAAATGAGCTTTCCAAGAAGGGTATATCCGGAGGATTATTAAAAGAACTTCAAGATATGGGTCCATCTGCTACTGATAAGATTCAAGCATTAAATCAGCTTAGTCAACCAGAGCTAGACAAGTTTGTAACTCTCTGGCAACAGAAGAGTAACCAAGCCAAAACCAAAGCAATCAGTGAACTTGAAGGTATGAGAATTGAGAATCTCAAGAAAATTAATCAACTACACCTCGATACCAGTAAAGAACTTGAAGCGTTAAAGATAACGTATAAGAAACAACTTGCGCTGATAACCACCAATACCCAAACTCAACTTGTTGACTTTAATTCAAAATGGAACCAAAAGACTGAAGAATTAAAGGGCGATAATAAGAAAGCTTTCGATAAGATAACCGCAGATATCCAAAACTCTATGAAAACTCCCGATTGGGTTGGTCTTGGTAAAAACATTATAAACGGAATAACTCAAGGGGTAAACGCTCAAGCGGCGGTATTAGCTACTGCGACTGCTTCAGCAGCTCAACAAGCTTTAATTTCTGCTAAAAAGACACTCGGTATAAAATCCCCGTCAATAGAATTTGCCAAGGTTGGTAAATATTCGATGGAAGGTTTTGCTGGTGGATTGAAAACCTTTGCTAGTTTGGCAGTTAAAGAAGCAGTAAATGCTGGAACGTTGGCCAAAGAATCTTTGAAGAACACTGTTGCAAACATTTCAGATTCGGTTAGCACTAATATTGATTCTTCACCAACAATAAGACCAGTACTTGACCTGTCAAATATAGAGGCTGGTAAGACCGGGCTTAATAAAATGTTTGATAAACAACGAATTGGGTTGTCTACATCAATGGCTAATAACAAAGTATCAACTATCGCAACAAGCGTAAATATGAGCAAAGCAAATGTTGTAGATATTCCAACTAAGAAAATGGAACCCGAAGAAGTAATTCATTCTGGTTCTATTAAAGTTGAGGGTGTAAACGACATGAATCAACTTATTGGAGCGGTAGAAGTAGTCATAGAGAATAGTCTACCTAGAATATTAAGAAGGGAGGTAAGGATGGCGTGAACAACATATTAACCGATATAACTAATAATAAACTTGGGGACGTCCTTACCTTTGTCCCCAATCTCGAATCAAATAAAATTATAAATCGATTATATGATGGATCTTATCAGATTCAGACTATTGGAAGTGCTGGTAAATATGCAACAGTTGAATTATTCATCTACAGAGCTACTATGGATGCTATAAATTTAGCAGAATCTCGATCCGATTTATTAAGAGTTGTTTATAACGAACAAACATATTTAGGATATATTAGCGAGCCAATACAATGGTCCCCTATCATTAAAGGAAGTGCATACCAAGGTACTATGAAATTTCTAATAGAGGAGTGATGAAATTGCGATATGTTGATCCTATATTAAAATCGCGAATAGAAAAGGCAAATCAAACATTATATGAAAATGCAAATCCGGCTATAGTAGCTTGGATCTCACGTCGCAACATCCCACTCATAGATCAAACATTTCTTGAATATATTAAGATAGACGATTATATAAATATAGGAGATGTATCTATAAGCGCTCGAAGGTCTAATGAAAATAGACAATCCGATGGTATATTTGTAGCGTTTACAGATAATGGTACGGGAAAAATTTTATATGCTACTCAAACTCCTGTAATAACCGATTATGTATGGACTACTGTCGAAACAATTCCCGATGCTACTGATATTGCTACTGCATTCGACGGTCGAATGATAAAAAATATTCGTGGAAATATAGCATTTAAAACTATAGATTTAAACCCTTGGGTATTTTGGATAGATGCAGCCGGATTATTGTATGGTAAACTGCTTGGAGACGACTCAACACAAGTTACACTGGCGAATGCCAATGCTTCAGCAGTAACTGCAGTTCGAGGGATACAATCGGATATTGCAGACTTTGACCAAGGATTATTAGTGTTTTTTATTTTGGCAGGAAGCATTCATTATCGTACATTTCGTAATGGAATTTGGGAAGATGCGGCTCCAATTAATTTTGGCCCATCCGTAACTTGGGTTGACATATCGGCGTCAAGGACATGGGACTACAGAATAGTTCTTCAAGCAAAAGATAATTCCGGAAACATATATGAGTTGTTCACTCAAACGGAAGGTATTGCTAAGCAGAATGTGGAGCGTATTGAGATTACTGATATAACTGCAGAAGGAGAATCTATTCCAGTAACATACTTTGACACATCAGAAGATGAGCGCATTGAGGTTACTGATATTACAGCAACTGGCGAAATAATCTACGGACTATCACCAGTGCCAACAGCGGTAGGGAATGTGGAGGATACTAGCGATGAGTAATTGGGGTAGATTAGTAGAAGTACAATTCGATTATCCTATCACAGGAATTGAAGGTCAAGCAGGACAGTTCAAAATTATTGATGGTAATAATGTTCAATATGCAGGTCAAAGTATTGAGTATGTTGGAGTTGATAATAAGCGTATCCGTATAAGATATACAGATTTTAATGCTGCATATGGCTCCCAGTGCATCTTAAGATATACTCCAGGTACTATTCAAGGACCTGCTACGGCACTAGCTACATTTGATTTTACATTTACTCCAATTAATTTAGTTCCTCCGGCGCCAGCAGCTCCGTTGAGTGTTAGCAATTCAAATTCTCTAACAATACTAGTTGAGTTTAATGGAAATGTAACTTCTGCAGACTGGGCTGTAACAAAGTCAGCTTTTTCAGTCACCGGATTTGAGTATAATTATGTTCCAGGTGGAGCGCTGCAGGCTAAAACTTATACAATAAGCTCTGTAGGATATGCAGACGGTACCGGAGCTAATAAAAAGCTAATTGCAGTAACTTTGACTGCTGCAGGCAGATTGAAAGCGCCTCAAGGAAATGTCACTGTAGCATATAATCAAGCTACAGGTAATCTAATGTCAGCTGGTGGAGCTATTGTAAGTTTTGGCTTAGCATTTGCACCAACTGGACTTACTCCAGTATATGCAGGAGTTAATGATATTGAAAAGATAGAGATTACTAACATAACTGCTACTGGATCTTTGCTCACAGTAACATACAGCAACACAAAGGAAGATGAAAAGATAGAAATTACAAACGTTACAGCAACCGGAACATTAACTCATATTAATGATTTATAAAAGGAGGTAACTATGATACGAGGACAGAAAAGAGCATTAAGAGATATCGAAAAAATAGACATTAAACAAGAGATGCCCCAGGTAAAATCCGAGGCGAAATTTAATATTCATAATCGTTTTGATATTGAGGTTATAGATAGTAATACTGGCGAAATAAAACAGAAAGCTTTTGCTGAAAACATCGTACTGGATGCGCTGTGGACAAGGTTACTGGCTCCCAATACTTATTTTAACCGCATACATTTTGGAAGTGGCACCGGTACACTTTCAGCTTCAAGGACTAGTCTTTTTACATTTCTTGGCGCAAAGGCGGTAGGTGCGGCAACCTTAAATATAGATTCTCAAAAAAATTGGGTGTCATTTTTAAGAACTATCCAAATTGCTGAGAATGAGTATATTGGTAGTGAAATCAAAGAGGTTGGTATAGGTTATGGAAGTGAATCAACAAACTTAGTAACTCACGCACTACTAAAAGATATGAACGGCAATCCAATATCAATATTTAAAACTGATACTGATATTGTGAATGTTTTTGCTACTGTATTTATATATTTAAATTATACTGAACTAGAAAACAAAGGGATTCGATTTTTTGTCAATTATAGTGCAATATCTGACTCCAGCGCACTTAGCGAATGGTCTTTATTTTATTATTTAGGGGGCATTAGATCAACTTTACCAGATGTTTTACGAATGTGGGAAGGGGATGCCGTGCGAACTCTACCAGGGATTAGTCCATTAATCGAAAAGACACCAACATGGACTTATAATATACAAAATAAAAAAATTAGTATAAGCACATTAAGACTTACTGTTAATGAAGCAAATGTCAATGGCATTAAAGAAATTAGTATTTTAAATGGCTATGAAAGTCCACATTACTCCACATACAACTTACCAAATATAATTTTTTCTGTTGGAGGTACAGATGGTTGGTATAAAAAAACAACGATAACAGGTGAATCGATCGGCACTGGAGATAATATCACATTAGGCTTTAAGACAAAGTTTCCATTTATAAAAAGCGGGGCGAAGATCTATGTCGACGGTGTGGAACAATTTTCAGGAGTAACTCTAAATACGGGAAAGCCTAATAAACAAGATATAACATCATATATGAAGGTGATTGAGTGCTCATTCAGACGTCCAGTCTATCCAGAAGGGAATGCACTCATTCCAGTTCCAGGTTTTAATTATGGTTTAGCTTCATGGTCAAATAAATCTACATACGGAAATTACTGCATTTTTGAAAACCCTTTTTGTACGGATGGGATTGACTCCTGCTATATTTATGGTGTTGATTTATACAGTTCAGATGACATTATTAATTGGAGCTTAGTCTCTAATTGGTGGGACACTATAAATATACCATCACAGCATAGAACTAAGAGATATTGGAAATCCGTGGTTAAAGAAATGGGATACGGCCCTGTTAATGGACGGCTTGATACCTTTTTGTGTACTTCTTTTAATGATTACAAAAACATTATCTTTGACACCGCCCCTGCAAATGGTGCAGTTATTACAGCTGATTATGACTGTGAAGTTATCGCCAAAGATGCAAACCACGTCTTCGACTTCTCGTTTGAAATAACCCTAGCCGAAAAAACATCCTAAGGAGTGGTACTTTTTATAAAGAATTAGCTATTATTAAATAAATTTCTAATAGAGGAGTGATGAGATTGCGATACATTGATCCTATATTAAAATCTAGGATAGAAAAACCCAATCAAACAATATATGAAAACGCAAACCCCGCCATGTTAACTTGGATATCTCGTCACTCTATTCCATTAATTAATCAGATTTTTCTTCAACGAATTAAAATAGGGCAGTATACCAACATAAGTGGGGTTTCTGTCGCTGCTAGAAGACCGAAAATTAATAGACAACCAGATCGAATATTTGTAGCGTTTACAGATAATGGAGTTGGTAGAATTTTATATATGAACCAAATATCAGCTATTGAAGACCGTTTATGGCTTGAAGCTGGTGTAATTAACGATGCTATAGATGTAGCCATAGTGTTTGATGGATATATGATAAAGACAATTCGAAATGGCATGGTCTTTAAAACCGTTGGCGATGTTCCATGGATCTTTTGGATAGACTCCACAGGAATTCTCTATGGTCAAATTTTAAATGATACTGAATCCCCAACAATCATATCTACAGCGTCTGCCGTTTCGGCTATTCGAGGTATAAGAAACATTAATAATAGCCAAGATCAAGGTATAATTGTGTTCTTTGTTCAAAATGGAAATGTATATTATACGCAGTATATAAACAACACATGGGATGGAGTACAATCGATTACGGGATTACCAGAAAATATTATTGTTGATGTCTCAGCAGCTAGAACTTTAGATTATAGAATAGTCGTACAATGTTTAGCGTCAGACGGAACCTTATATGAGATATTTACAAATATTGATTCTTTGGGATTAGGTACTGGCTACGATTATATTTCAGCGGCAATTACCGATATAGACATTCATACTCATCCTATAACATATCAGGATGGATTCAATACAGACTCCTTATCAGTAGGATTGAGCGATTTATTAATATCAGTAAAATGGGGGTTATCTCCCGTTCCACAATCAATTTTAAATCTTGACGCCTTTACAATTCAAATAACATTTGACCACGAACTGTCAAACGCCACTGGACAACAAGCAGGATTTACTGTAAAAGACAATAAAAATATAGTGTTTGCAACTATAGCAACAAGTTTAACTGACAATTTAACATTAATATTGACTTGTAATGACTTCAATAATGCTAGTGGTGATATGACCGTTATTTATAATTCTTCCATTGGAAGTATTCAAGGAGAAGCGGTTGCTCTAAATTCGTTTACATTAACATTTACTCCTACAGGCTTAGTTCCTTCAATAAAAGAACCACCAGTACCAGTATTGATTTATAACGCAGAATAGGGGGGTGTGGAATTGGCTAAAGATAGAAAAATAATAATAGAATTTGACCAAGATTTAACAAACGAATTTTCTGCGCTTTCTTATGGATTAAACAGCTTTCCTACTTACGGAGGTAATTGGTTTGGTAGTTCTGTTTATAGTGGTACATCTTATCAAATGGCATTTAACCGCTCGACTTCTGATTATTGGCGTTCCAATTCAACAACAGCCCCTCAATGGGTAGGCGTGGATTTATATTCAACAAAAAAAATAGGGAGAATGAAGGTTTATTTATCTTCCAATCCTCCAAATGCTTTTGTTTTACAGGGTTCAAATGACGGAACTACTTATTCAGACGTATATAGTGGAAATTTCGCAAATACTACTGGGTGGCAAACATTTGATTTTACTCCTGCTGATTATAGATATTGGAGAGTTTATTGCACATCTTTGCATAGCACAAGACTCTACATATATGAAGTTGAATTATATGAATCGGTTTTAAAAGGTAATACTGGCGGATTTACAGTAACCCAAAAAGAGTATCAAGCAGATGTATTGACTGATGTAACATTAACCCTTGATAGCGTTGAGAAAATTGCAAGTAATAAGATTCAATTAAACTTAAATCCATACTCAAGAATAAAAACTAATCAAAATATTACAGTTAATTATTCTCAACCTTTAGGTAATTTAGCTGGAACCGCTGGCGTAGTTAATACTTTTACTAGAACATTCACTCCAACGGATATAGTCAATACGCCGCACTCTTGGAACAGAGAATATCTTTCATCGGGAGTTTCAGATTTGGATGTTCATACTCACCAAGTAACACATAAAGAAGGTTACGAAACAGAAAGATTATCAGCAAGGATAGCAGACTTAACAATAACAGTAACTTATGTAGGGCAACAAAATCCTTAATATAAAGAAAGAGAGGGTTTTACATGGAATTAGAGGCAAAAGTAGGACTACACAACGAATTTTTTATCGAAGTAGTCGACAAGGACACAGGAGAGATTAAGCAAACAGGTCACGCATATAATATTGTGCTTAACCAAATGTATACTAGGTTATGTAGCTTTGCGAGTTATTTCGTAAATATACATTATGGTACGGGAACAGGTTCAACATCTGCTTCAAGAACATCATTATTTACTCATTTAGGGACTAAAACGCCTACTGATATTGAGTTAATGAAAGATGTAGCGAATAATAATATCTATTGGAAAAGGCGTATTCAGATAATGTCAGAAGAACACATTGGGAGTACTCTTACTGAAGTGGGTATTGCTTTCGGCTCAACAAATACAAACTTGGTAACTCATGCCTTGATTAAAGATAGCGTAGGTAATCAGATTTCAATAGTAAAAACCGACACCGATGTTATTAATATTTATGCTACGGTTTACATCGTACTTGGAAATAATTATTCTAATGTTGCATGGACTACAACCAATCAGTTAGTAAATTATTTAGTTGGAAATACAACATTCCCAACTCAATATTTTCATTTAGGAAAGATAGGAACTTATAATTCTGCTCCTGTTAATCCATTAACTTGCGAATTGAAACTTGGTTCTTCTGCTTCGTTGACATGGACAGCAAATACAGCCAGCAAAAAAGTAACATCTTCACAACCTCGTATTGATATAAATACGGCTAATGGAGCAGTGAGAGAAATAGGTGTTGGTTATACAGAGTCGAGTGGGTTTTTAAGAATAGTATTGCCAGTAACAGGTGTTTATACTAGCGACCAAACCACCAATGAACCGTTAGGTACTGGAGATGGAAGCAGAACAACGTGGACACTTGCTAATCCTGACGCATCAAATATTCAGTTAAAAGTTGATTCTAGTGTTGTAAGTGGAACAAGTAGTGCGGTTAATTTATCACCTAATGTTAAGTTAAGGAATCCTGATACTTTACCTGCTGGCACTGGGAAGGGCTGTTCATTGTCTTCTGACGGAGTATATCTTGCGGTCCCACACGATAATTCCCCATTTATAACGATTTACAAAAGAACAGGAGACAGTTTTGCTAAACTAGGTAACCCTGATATTTTGCCTGCTGCTGATGGTTATGGCTGTTCATGGTCTTCTGACGGAGTATATCTTGCGGTCGCACACTATAATTCCCCATTTATAACGATTTACAAAAGAACAGGAGACAGCTTTGCTAAGTTAAACAATCCTGATACTTTACCTGTTAGCCATGCGACGGGCTGTTCGTGGTCTTCTGATGGAGTATATCTTGCGGTCGCACACGCTAATTCCCCATTTATAACGATTTACAAAAGAACAGGAGACAGTTTTGCTAAACTAGGTAACCCTGATATTTTGCCTGCTTCTACTGGTCTTGGCTGTTCAT